GGACGAAGCTCAAGTTTCTCAATTACGCCGACACCTCGAGGGTCAAAACGCACAGCACCAATTGTAAGTATTACTGTGGAAACGTCGGTACTGAGTGTTTCCATATCGATCATAATATGATTAGCCATTAGAACTCCAAATGTTGTCTATCTTCTTTACATCTTCTACTATAGCACCGTTTAGGTAATTAAGCAATAGCATAGGTCTTGGTTCGGGTAAATAATTTGGCATACTACTATGCAACAATCTACAGTTGTACATCAAGACACTTCCTTTAGTCATATGTCGCTGTTCGGACAAACTGTAGAAATATTTGTTATATGCACCGCTATAGCACATATCAATATCCCAATCTTGTATCTGACTTCTAGGAACAAATCCAGTTGAACCTTGCTCAGGAGTAGTGTCTTGTAAGGCAACGATACACTGTACTCCTAATAACCTTTCATCTTCATTCCATTGTTTAAATCTATGAGGAGTATCAACATGTGGATTTATCCATTTACTGTCACCGCTGATAGTTACAACATCACTAGCATAGAACACAGCATCAGCAAGTTCTAGCTTAATTTTGGAGATAAGAATTTCGTTAATAGCTTGTACCTCTGGCCAATCCATAACCATTTGACTCCACCAAACGTTTATATTCGGTAGCTCTTTTATCTTATCTCGTTCTGCATATTGTCTATCAGTACTAACTGCTCTGACGGGATATAGGGTATCTAATTTATCATTGAACGTGTCAATCAAGTCTATAGGAATAATATTCTCAAAGAATAGATAACCTTCGCCATCAGTTAATTCATTTACCATTTTAATAACAACCAAGCTCTTTCTTCATCACTTTTTAGATATATTCTATACTGATTGTTATTTAGATCGGTATGCCATACCCAATGATTATTGAGAGGCACATCTGACACACTATTAGCGACCTTAGGTTTTAACTGTAGATATAGTTCTCGTTCACATGAAAGTCCCCATGTTTCTGAACACAGTGATCTTAATGCAAAAAACCCCGCAACAGAATATTTAATTGGTTGGTAATACTTGCTAGTGGGTTTTTCTAATACACTAACATAATGAGTAAACTCATTGTGCCCACGATGCCTACCATCTAGCTTAGTAAACTTAAGTTCTAATCCCTCAGTATTCATTCACACAACTTCCAAAACATGTATGTTTTTTCGTCAAGCACTATATATCCCGATACCTTGAACCACTCACCTAAATATTTAGGTCCCCCTAATCTTTTGCGACACCATACTTCTAGTTCGCTTGGTCCCATTCTTTCTGAACCTATAGGAATGCGAATGAATGTTCTATCTTCCCAGATACCATCTACCGCAATCTTCTTCTTAATCTTCTGAGACTGTGGAACTACATCAATAATTTCTTCTGCTACGGGTCTTAGCCCCATGTTAGTTTGAACCATATATAATCTCTTTCATATCTAAATTTGTATTTTAAGCTATCATTGTCAAACTGCCATCTACAATGATGTTCACATTTCCCTATGTTAGCGTATATCCATCCTAACATTACAGTGTGTTTGTACACCGCCTCCCGAAATTGGCGTGCTGGAATAACTATCTCGTACCAACCTGGCTTCGTATGCTCCCACCCATTCTTTTCATCATAGTGATTCATTGCCAGGTTAGGTTGAACCAAATGTAATCTGCATCTTCTTTGAATGCAAAGAACATCATATCGCCACCGCCAATGCTATTCAGTTCGTAGTTGCCATGATGGTCCCAAAAGCCGCGATGCCAATCATTGCGCCACTTACCTTGACAATTCTGTTCGCACCATTCCATCATTTGCTCAACTAGGTCATGATATTTTAATCCATACAGTGCAACACCAATTGGTTCTATTGGAACTAGATGGGGGTATCCGTGATAAAAGGTGTGGGCCCATCTTGCTCTGTAACCAATATTAGGATCATACTTGCGTTCGTATTCACGCCAAGTCTTGCAGCCATAGTTTTCTAAGAAGCGTTTCTCTTTGTAACCCTTCCAGCGTTCTTTAAGTTGTTTAATCATGTCCATTTTAATAGAAACCATGCTATATCTTCTTCTCTGTCAAATATAATAGTATCGCTGTATCCAGTACTGTCATATTCAACTCTTCCTCCCCACTGTTTTAATCCTGTTTTTACATCAGTATCATCGAGGCTAAACAAAAAGTTAAACCACCAGGACTGAGTTTGATTGTTCTTATCGTTTATACACAGCGTATACATTAGTCCCACCGTAATAAAAATGCTAGCCTATCTTGTTCATTCTTAAACTCTAACACCATGCCGGTTAATGCCCAGCCCGGAGTGCATTTATTAGCCCAGTCAGTAATCTCTTGCTCATTCTTAACATAAAACTTGTAGTCAACAACAATGACAAATGGCTTCATATGTTGCGGAGAGACACTAAACCTCATCGGTGCCTCAGTAGGAAGACAGTGTACTTACGTTCATCTACAACTTCAAATGCTTTATCGGGCCAGTTAACCAATCGTAGACCGTATTCCGATTCGGATATCTGATTACAGTGTTCATTTGAAATACCAATCTGCCGGTAATCGTAGGACTTATCAATCAGTTGGTCAGTCCATGTATCAAAAAGTTTAGCATCCATATGAAAAAACTTGTTCATAGATACCCCAGGATAAAGGTCAGTGCTTCTTTCTTTTCGTCAAAGATGAAGTCATAGTCCCAACGGCTTCTATAGAGTCCTTCACTATCCCAAGTATATCCTACATTAAACCGCCGCTTGATATGGTAACTCATGTTACGCTCTTTACACCAGTTAAATGAATCAGTAGTGTTAAGTACCCCACGCACTCTCACGCAGTATTTTTGGCCGCGACGAACTACTTTGTAAGTATCAATAGCCTGCGGCATTCAACAGTTCCTTAACCTGTGTCACCATTTCAGTATTACGTCTAAACTTGATAGCCCATTGCTCTGGATTAATGTATTCGAATATCATTTTTTGTTGAGTGCTATCTATTCCTTCAAGGAACTGAATACCGCTTTCACTCTGATAAAGCATCCACGGACTAATCTTGCCATTAACTACTAGACTGCATATGCGATTTCTATTACCATATCGTAGATAGTCCTTACTTTGAACTTTTTCATTTTTGGCATGGTCAATTGTAGTTTCAATGCTACGAGCGATTGCGTCTAGCGGATCTTCTTGCTTGAGACATTCAACTAAAAATTTATCATAGTTGCTATCACTACACCAACTATCAATTTTGATGTTGTTCTTCAAAAGCCAATCAGCATAACGAGGCACATTGATACACTTAATATCAACACAGTAATGACCAAACTTGACGAAGGCAATGTAGTATGCGCTCTTAGCAAAGTCTTGATATGTCTTTTGCTTTTTACTTGTAGTATTTCTTTTGTAAAATTCAAGCCAAGATTGAAAGCCGATACGATTACCTGGCATGTCGCGGTCTTGCCACCTGCGCTTTGTCTCGCACAGATGGCTTACCATAGTTCTTTCCTTCAGAAAATATCTACTACAGAATTCGCATTGGAAATCTGTTTTAGTTACCGAAGGCTTCTTCGTATTTTTTGATATCTTCGTCTGTAATAATTTCACTTAACAACTCAATCTCATCAAACTTCATTTCGGGGAACTTAGCTGCAATATACATCTTTTTTCTATGGTTGTCAACAAAAACATCAGTTACTAAGTTAAGATCACTATCACTTGATTTAGGATATATCTTTTTGTAATAATCCTTAATCTCTTTAGTTTTAGGAGATTCTTTCAACTTACTGACACGCTCACGAATATGAGGGATCCATTGATGAAATTGTTTTCCCATACCCGGGCTTGCTGAACACAACATTAGCCACTGTAGTTTAGGATGCTTCATTACATTTTCGTTGAACAAGTATTTGTTTGCATACTCGTTTGTACTCATAACGTAATAGCGTGATAGCCCTTCGCTACCTTTAATTGCACTAATCCAATGCAACATCATAAACGGCACGAACTTCTTCTGCTGTTCGGGAGTCAATCTATCGTAATACGAATAGTCTTTGCGGTCAATAGCCGCAATTGCGTCGAAAAGGTCAAACTCGACCTTCTCAAACTTTTCGTCTGCTGATAGTTTCTCTTTAGCCATTATGCCTTCAACGATTCAACTGCAATAACGTGTTCAATCGCTTGACCAATACTGTCACCGTTGTTAACAATAGTCAGCGTCGGCCCATCACTTTCTCGCATACGTTCATTTTTGTAATGTTCAATCACGTAGCCTCCAGATGCTGGATAGATAGTGAAGCGAATGCTCTTGTTTGCATCAATGCTCCGAGATTGAACAGAGTCTACTACTGCATATGTTCTATCCTCATCACGAGAATTTTCCCATGCTTCGCGGCACCATTGTGCAAACTTACGTTTTAACCAACCCATCTTCTTTTCCTTCTCTTTTTGTACCTTGCGATTTCTAGCAGAATCAAGCCTAAATACAGTTTGGCTGGGTAGAGTGCCTGCTATCGTTCTGTTGTACTTTGCCTGACCTAACGATAAGCTACCATTACCCGATGACATTAATAATCTTTCTCTACTAGGATAAGCTGGAAATCAGAACCTTTACCATCAGTTGAACTATCACCTAAATCTTCAAGCTCTTCTCCGGCATAATTCAATCCAGTGACAAGTTCCCAACCATCGTAATCACCCGTAGTAATTACAAGTTTCTTGGGGTCAAAAGCTTCATCTTCACATTCAAACGAGAGGAAGTGACCTTTCTCAATGCTTTGTCCAAGGAAGTAAACGTCTCCGTCTTCAAGAGTTTCTTGAGGATAAATCTCTTCGGTTTGTTCTGTGTCGGCGCCCATATCAAAAAAAGCATCAGCAGTTAGTGCATCATAAATTACTGTATCGTTTTCATCCATCACAGTGATGTAACAGTCTTCTAGTGAAGGACCAGTGTGGTGTGCAAGGTTATCGCATTCATGCCATTCGCCGGGATGAAACGGACGAATGTCTTCGTCAATTTCTACATCGTTTTCCTCAAAGAAATCGTCATTCCAAGCATAGTCCTCAAAATCAATTTCATGTTCTTCAACAACATCATAAAATTCACGCTTGACGGAGCCGATTACTACTTCGCCGCCGCGTCCACCAATTTCAATTCTGTACTTCATTCTTCTTTCCCTTCTTCTTTGAAATAGAAATTTCAACGTTTGGGTACAAAGTACGAATTACACCCATAACGTCTGACTGCTTATTCTTCTTTTGAAAAGTCTTAATAAGTGTTTCAGTAATCATTGTTTTTCCTTTGGTTGAGTTCACTAAGAATGTAAGCGTAGAGTACTTGACTTCCTGCCCAAAAAATACCGAGAGCAAGAAAAATTATTAGCCCGACAATTATGAAAGGCGTGAGAATCCAAGCTAACACTACTACTAAGAATGCAATTAATTTGTTCATCATCAGAACACCTGACTATAATCTACTACTTCACAATTTCTACTAATCTCCTTAACAAAGTAGATACAACGAGGTTGTTCCCCTTCATCAATCGGTACACACAAAAACTGACCATTTCTGAGTCGAGGTGCATACCAAGTAACATCAGGGTAGATATCTAAAATTTCAATAGGGAGAAATGAAGGGGAGAATGAAGTTCGTGGATTAAACTGAAAAGCATTGAATCCCCTATCGTTCAAACTAGAAAGCGGTAACGTTTCTAAATCGCCATGTTCTTGTTCTCCGATCAATATCTGCCAGTCGATTGGCATCTTAATAACCTTATCTGCAACCTTGATTACTAGTGCAGGGCTGTTGAATGATTCTAAAAAGATTAGCGGAATAAAATGATAATCGACATTTGCTGGGGTAGAGTTATCTAGAATTGCAAACAGCAAATCATCGATTTCATCCGGAAGTGTTTCCAGATTATAGCTTTCGTTTTCTAAAGTAAGTATTCTCATAATGTTATTCTATCAACCTTTACTGCATATGTCAAGCTATTAATAATCCAATTTCTCTATACTGAAAGGATAGTTGGCTTCTTTGTAAAACTGCTTGCGTTGTGTTAAGTGTCGTTTAGCAAACTTACAAGAACTTGTAACATCCCAAATCTGTACATGGTCCTTGTCTTCTGCTTTACGAATGCCTCTGCCTATCGACTGAATAACTCGTACAAACGACTTACCAGGCTCGATAAGAACCAAATTAAAGATCCGAGGAATATTAATACCGACAGCCGCAACGCCGTACGTTGCGACAATAATTTTATCGTCGCTCGTGGCAACCTCATCATATTCTGCCTTTCTTTCTGTTAGACCAGTGCCGCCGTTAACGAACACTGCATTGGAACCTAGTCTGCTTACGATTTCTTTTCCTGCGTTCACTCGGTCAACAAGTACGAGAGTGTTCCCAGTCAGATTCACCTTTTCGATAAGTGCAGCAATTGTATCAAGGCGATTTGAATCTTCTAGTAGATGTTTCAATTCTGACTGGTAGTTAGTGAACTCAACCTTATCCTTAAGCTGAACAATATTAACATGACATTGTGCGAGTACACCCTTGTCCTGTAATTCTTTTGCTGATAGCTTACCAATAACGGGACCAAGTGATACAAGCAACGATACTTGATCCATCTTGTCCTTAGGAATGGTTCCTGTCAGTCCCCAACGAATAGGAATGTTGCTGAACACTCCTGTAAGCATCGTCTTGAGTACATCAGCCTTAGCCATGTGAACTTCGTCAACAATAACACAAACAATATCTTCAAAGAAAAATTCGTCTAGACTTTCTTCACCTGCGTTGGCCGTATTCTTAAAGAGATTGTTCAAGCTTTGCCATGTGCAGATTGTGTGCGTCTTACCATAATCCTTACGGTCACCGAAATAGACACCGACATCCAATCCTAAATTGATGTAGTCTGCTTCTGTTTGCGTAACAAGACTCTTGTTGGGGACAATCACTAGGGAGCGTCCTAGGTGCTCTACTGACTTAGATAGAGCAGCAGTCATCAGCGTCTTACCTGCGCCTGTTGCAACTTCCTGTAAGCATTGAGGATTCTCTAAGAAGTTGTTAACAATCTCAACCTGATAGTCACGTAGTACGATAGGCTGACCTTCACGTTCATGACCTTTTGGCCACACTGTTTCTGAAAAGCTATCTTCTTTAATGCGGTCGAACTTAAGTTCCTCATGTGACTGCCGCAAATCTACAAGTTCAATGTCATATCCCTTATCATACAGATAGGTAATGACTTGTTCTAATAGATTTACATAGGTACTTCCACCAAGACTAAAATAGCTAATCTTGCCGTTCCAGCGCCCAAGACGA